GTGCCGGGTGCGACACTGATCTACACGCGTAATCAGATCGACGTCACAGAGCTTTCTCCCCTGCTGCAAAAGGCGTTCGCTGATGAGCTTGCGGCGCGGATTGCCATGCCGCTGACGAAGGACGTCAAGATCGCACAGACGCTGGCGAACGTCGCGATGATGTCGCGCGTCACTGCCCTGACTGACGAAGAGAACAAGACGGATCGGCGCCAAGTCCGCTATACCTCCGAAGCCGAGTTCGCGCGGATGGGCTACGGCGTGTGACGAACTTCCGGGCGGCTCAGACCAACTTCTCTCGTGGCGAAATTGCGCCGCACCTATACGGTCGGTTCGATGTCGAGGCCTGGTCATCTGGCGTGCGCAAGGCCCGCAACGTCATGGTTCTCAAGTATGGAGGCTTGACCAAGCGCCCAGGCACACAGCTCGTGAGCGAGGTGCTGGATAAGAGCGGCGGGAATCGTCTGCTGCCCTTCCAGTTCAGCCTCACTCAAACGTACGCGCTGGAGATGGGCCAGGGCTATATGGCGCCCATCGCAAATGGCGGGCGCATACTTGAGACCGAATTGCTGATTAGCGCCGTGTCTCTCTCAGAGCAGGCCGAGATCACTGCCACGCTGCATGGCTATGCGGTGGGCGACGAAGTGTACCTAACTGGCATTGCCGGTGATCTCGGCGCCTTGCTCAACGGCCGAACCTGGACCGTGCAGACTGTTGTCAGCGCCAATGCCTTCACCGTCAACGCAAACACGCTAGGCCTGTCTGTGTTCGCCGGCGCCGAAGGTGGGGTCACCAGGACGGCGCCGGTTGACCCAGCGCCTGTCCCTCCTGTTGTGCCGCCGATCGTTCCAGCGCCAACGCCTCCTGTCGTTACTCGCCCACGCGCCGGGCGCACAGACCGTCTCGTAGAAAACTGATGGGGGTCTCGCGCATTTATCGTGTCGGTTCGCCTTATAATGGCGCCGAGCTGGCAGATCTCGACTTCGAGCAAACAGCCGACACGATGTATCTCGCGCACATCGACCATGCGCCCTGGAAGCTGGTGCGCCAGCAGCACACAGATTGGACCTTCCTGCAGGTCACTTTCAACCCTGAGTTGGTGGCACCGACCGGATGCTCTGCGGCTGCTACGGTACCTAACATGGATGGCGAGAACGATGGCGACGGCTACTTCCCGCAACCAGCCACCTATTGCGTCACTGCGCTCACGCCTGACGGTCGTGAAAGCCGAGCCTCGAACAAGGCGAGCGTCACGAACGATCTGTCGCTTAAGCGCAACTACAACCAGATCTCGTGGTCACCCGTCGACGGTGCCGATCGGTATCGAGTGTACAAGGCCGAGAACACGCAATTCTTCGGCTACATCGGTACGACTGACCTGCAAACCTTCCGAGATGACAATATCGGGCCAGCGCTCGATAGCGCCCCGCCTGAGGCCTACAACCCGTTCGAGATCCCTGGCGACTATCCTTCGACCGTGACCCTGTTCGAGCAGCGTGCGCTTTGGGGGCGAACGAACAACAACCCGAACGGTGTATGGGGCTCACGGTCCGCAGAGCTTGAGAACATGGATCGCTCGCAGCCTTTGCGTGAGGACGACAGTCTGTCGTTCACGATCGTCGCGGGCCGCGTCAACTCGATCAACCAGCTTGTCTCGACCAGCGGCTTACTCGCCCTCACCTCGGACAGCATCTTCACGGTCGACGGGGACGGGCAAGGCGGCATCCTGACCGGCAACTCGCCGCCATCGGTGAAGAGGCAGGTCGGTCGCGGTGCGTCACGTCTGGGCGCATTGGTGGTCGACAACGTCGTGTTCTACGCGCCGTCTGTCGGCACGTCGGTGCGAACGATCCAGTACAGTTTCGAGTATGACGGGCAGAAGTCGAACGATGTGTCGATCTTCTCGCCGCACTTCTTCGAGGGCTTCCAAATCAAGGCTTGGTGCTATGCGCAAGAGCCTCGATCGATGGTGTGGGCAGTCCGGTCCGACGGCGCGTTGCTGTGCTTCACTTGGGAGCAGGATCAAGGCGTATGGGGCTGGACCCTGTGCGAGACCGACGGCACCTTCCTGGACTGCATCTCCATCCCCGAGAATGGCGAGGATCGTGTCTACTTCCTCGTCGACCGCATGGTGGATGGCACGAGCCGGCGTTTCGTGGAGCGGCTTGCCCCGCATCTGTGGTCCGACGTTTCTGATGCCGTCTTTCTCGATTGCTCTGTTTCCGGTGCCTTTGACGAGCCGCGCGCGACGTTCACAGGGCTGTGGCACCTGGAGGGCCGCACCGTCTGGGGGCTCGTCGATGGTGTAGTGGTGCGCGATCTCGTCGTGCAGAATGGCCGGGTCACTCTACCGCCAAGCAAGCCCACAGCTAGCAAGGCGACGTTCGGCCTGCCGTATACCTCGGACATTGATCTGCTGCCGATCCGGTCCAGCTTGCCCGGTTCTGGTTTCAATGCTGGACGGCGCCAGCAGACGGGCGATGTCTGCCTGATCCTGCGGGACAGCCGCTCGGTGTACGCCGGCATCGATGACAAGCATCTGTTCCTGGTCAAGAGCCGGGAGAGCGAGGCCTACAACTCGCCTGACAAGCTGATGAACGGTGATGACTACGTGCTGTCGACCGACGGCAAGGCTTGGAACGAAATCACATGCTGGATCCGCTCGTCTGATCCGTTGCCGATGACCGTTCTGGGTGTGGCTCGTGACATGGTTCTGGGGGACTGATGCACACTTCAGTCCGTCTCGTTCCTGCTCAATGGCGACATATCAACCGCATCGCGGCCAGCATGCGTGCCATCGATGCGGAAGAGTGCCGAGCGATGGGGCGTGAGCCTAAGCAGGCCCTGCGTGCTGCCTTCATGACAAGCGAGAAGGCATGGACCGCGCTGGTGGACGGGGTTCCGCATGCCATGTTCGGGGTTGTCGTGGAGAGCCTTCTTGATCGCATCGGCACGCCTTGGTTTCTCGGCACCGACGAGGTCTATCGCCATGCGCGCGAGATGATCCAGTGGGGCCCTGGCATCCTGTCGCGCATGGGCGATTCATCGCTGACGCTCCGCAACCTAGTGTCGGGCGACAATCATCGGGCGATCCGCCTGCTGCGCAAGTGGGGCTTTACCGTGGCGAATGACGAGACGATCGTGCGCGGTGTGGCCTTTCGCCAATTCGAGAGGGTCGGCTGATGTGTGGTCCGGCCGCAATCCCTATCGCCGCTGCCGCTCTTGCTGCCGCAGGTTCCATCACTGGCGGCTTGGCTGCCAACGCGCAGGCCAAGTATCAGGCGAAGATTGCTGATCGCAATGCCAGCATGGAACGCGAGGCAGGCCAGCAAGAGCTTGAGAACACGCGCGAGGCGGCTCTCGACCACTACCGCAAGGTCGGCCAGATGAAGGGCGCGCAGCGCGCTCGTGCGGCTGCCGGCGGCGTGTCGGTCGATATGGGCACCGCTCAGTGGGTGCAGGACGATACTGAGATGCTCGGCCGCGAAGACGCTAATCGCATCTACCAGCAGGGCAATCAGAACGTGCGGGGCCATGATATTCAGGCATCGAACTTTGGGGCCGAGGCTAATGCTCAGCGGGCATCGGGCAAGATGGCGTTGATCAAGTCTGGTTTCGACGCAGCCGGCTCGCTGCTGAGCGGAGCCAACCAGTACAGCAAGATGCGGGCTCGGTAAGTGCCCCGCGTTCCCACATATCAGCCCGGTCAAGTTGGGCCCGTCCAGACCACCAACGCTCGTCTGCGCGCAACTGACGCACCGAACGGCCTGGCGATGGTGGCTGCAGGGCTGCAGGGATTGTCGGGTCTTGCGGAACAGCAGGACAAAATCAATTTCGAGAACGATGAGACGCAGGCGCGGCTAGCAACGGCCCAGGCCCGCCAGCAATACGCTGGCGCCGTCGACAGCTTCAAGACACTGCAGCTCGGTCAGGCACGCGCTGGGCAGCAGGGGTTCAACGAAGGCCTTGATAAGATCAAGTCCGACGTCCTTGCCACGGCCAAGACGCCTCGTCAGCGGCAGATGATTGAGCAGCAGTTGCTTGAGGCCGATGGCTCAGCTCGACGCATGGGTGCGAGCTGGGCGCTCAGCCAGTCTCGCGAGGAGACCAAGAGCAGCTTTGGGATTGAACAGTCCGCGCTCATCGACGCTGCGGTGACGTCCGACAATCCGCAGTTTCGCGATCAGTCCGGCCTCAAGTTGCGCGATAGTGTACGGCGGCAACTTGCGTTTGATGGCTGGGATGAGAAGGCGAACCCTGACGCTTATGCCGTTGCTGAGAAAGCGGCGATGGCCAAGATGCACAGCGGTGTCCTTGATCGCATGTTCGCTGCACCTGATCCTGACATTGATGAGGTGGGGCAGTATCTCGGCGCTTATCGCGATGAGATGACGAGCGACCTCTACACCGAGACGCTCAAGCGGATGCAAGGGCCCTTG